ATTCTGGAGTCGAAAAGGTGATGTCAGATCCAAAGATTTGCTCGTAGAGCATAAATGGACTGGCAAAGCTTCCGTATCCGTTAAGGCTGCGGTTTTAGAAAAGATTGTCACAGAAGCAATTCTTGATGGTCGAACACCTGTTCTCGGCTTCCACCTTAATGGTGAAAATTACGTAATGTTAACTGAAGACGATTTTCTAGAGCTGCGCCAATTACTATTGGAGTGCTCTTGTACGAAGATGAAGGCGTAGAGAAATGGCGTTATCAGGCTAAATGCCGAGGCATGTGCGACAGCCCAGAGACCGATTATTGGTTTCCTCCACGCGACAAAACTAAATATAAACCTATTGCTGACAAGGCTAAGGCAGTTTGCTTTGGCAAGGATGGTAAGGCAGAATGTCCAGTGAGACTAGAGTGCCTTTTGTATTCGGATCAAAACGATGAACAACACGGTATATGGGGCGGTTTATCTCACCGAGAGCGGAATGCTCTTAAAAGAAAAGCCGTTAAAAACGGAAAAACATTAGAGGAATGGGTTAAAAAGAAATGAAACCAACTGGTGCATTGAAAGCATTTTTAGCAGCAGATAAAGGCACCAGAGTAATTGGTAAAGTTGAAAAACATATTATTTCAAAACCACGAGATTTTCGTGCGTCAGATGTAATCCACCCATCAGAGATGGCATCAGCAAGTTGGTGCCACCGTGCACAATACTTTTGGTTAAAAGGTCATGCTCCTAAACCAGAAGTCATGAGTCTTAGAAAAGCATCTATCTTTGGCACCGGTCACGCAACGCACGATTTATGGCAAACCTGGTTTAAAGAAATGAATCAAATTAAAGGCCTTTGGTATTGCTACACACACGATTTAGAGTGGTTTGGCCTTAATGGCGATCACGAGGATGGAAACTGTAAAACAAAGTATAACGAAGTTCCTGTATTTTTTGACCCACTTCGTATTTCAGGTAAAGCAGATGGTTGGTTAGTTAATTTTGGTGAACCGCTGTTGCTTGAGGTAAAAACAATTGGTGAAGGAAGCATTCGTTGGTACGCACCAGACATTGCGTACGCAAATGATAATGATTTTAAAAAGATGTGGGCAAATACAAACGCTCCATTTCTGGAACATATCCATCAAGCTCAAATTTATATGAAATTACTAGAGTTAATGGGTCAACCAAATGCTCCTCAAGAGGCTTTAATTTTGTACGAAGCAAAAGGTTTGCACGAGCATAAAGAGTTTGTAATCCAAAAAAGTGACTGGGGCATTGCAGAACTGTTTGAGGCGGCAGCCAACATCATTTCAGCAATTGACAGGGGTGCCCCTCCTCAATGTAATATTAACGGTACCGAAGGGTGCGGTAAATGCAGTCACTACGTGGAGGAAAAACTTGAGCGAATTAGCAATTAATCCCGGCACTAGCCAACCAGTAATAGAAAGTTTACAACTTCAAGGGTTTCAATTTCAGACACGCATGGAAATGCAACTGCCAAATGTACCGGCAGACATTACCGAGTTAGACGATGAAAGCCTAATGCAGTTGTTTGGAGAACTAACCGCATACGCTAACTTTTTATCAGTTCAATTTGCTTGCGCCGCAATTGACGAAAAAAATGCAGATCAAGTATTAGATATGGAAGAAAGTAAAAACTACATATCTTCGTATGAAGAGAACAAAAAAGAGACTGTAACAATTATGAAAGCAAGAATGGCTGCCAATCCTACAATTATTCATTTGCGTGAAGGATTAGCCGCTAAATACGCGTATCGCAAACTGATTGAAGTTATGGTTAATAACATAGATAGAAGCACACAATTAGTAAGCCGAGAGTTAACTCGTCGTACTTCAAATAGTTCTTTACAGCGTTCCGCTAGGATGTTCCCATGAGATTAAAGACTTTTGGAGACGGGGTTACACCCAACGAAAAGTGTTGGGTAGGCATTGATCAGTCATATAGTGGATTTGCTATAACCGTTTTAAGTGAAGACGGGTCATACGAAACCACGGTTGCTAAGTTTGATAGCAGTGGCGGTGAACGTCTTGAGGAGATTCAGGAACACCTTTTAGAGACCATGCATCGAACAGTAGGGTGCTGTAAGGTTCAAGATGTTGCTATGGAAGGTTACGCTTACGGATCCATTATGGCCAATAAATTGGGAGAACTAGGCGGGGTTGTAAAACTAACCTTGCATAGCCTTAACGATATTGGTAACGGAAAAGACCCGCTAATTGTTCCCCCAACAAGCCTAAAGAAGTACGTAACTGGCCGAGGCACTGGGGTCCAAAAGAACCAAATGCTTTTGCAGGTGTTTAAAAAATGGGGTGTTGAATTCCCAGACGATAATGCCGCTGATTCATATGGGCTAGCGCACATTGTTTCAGGAAAGGGTAGTATGGCCTATGAGAAAGAAATTTACGATAAGCTGAACACAGCAGAAAGTAGAGAACGATAATGGAATCAAATAAGAGAACTGTTATTAAAACAGCCAGTTGGGAAACATTCCACCTTGTTGGTGTTGCCGGTGTTCTTTACTTGTTCACTGGTGAGTGGGAGTACGCCAGCCTAGGCGCTTTGTTGTACATTGCATGGGAAGCCGTTGGTTATTACATCCATGAACGTCTTTGGACAAAGGTTAAGAAGTTTAAGTAATGCCTAATTACGACTTCACCTGCGTACCTTGTGACAGTACCGTAGAGATCCACATGGCTTTTGATGCCATGGATCGTCCCACATGTTCAAAATGTGGTAACTTTATGACAAAGGTTTGGACACCACCAGCAGTTCAATTTAAAGGTGGAGGATGGGGCGGACAAGGATGACATACAACGGGCTACCAATTTTGGTTGCAGATGATGATTTTATTGAACATTTGCATGAGCTAGGTTTTGTGGACACTATTGACGTTAATGATTTGGCGTTTGAATGGTTAGACTGGGCTAAGGAAAACGTTGATGAGTAAAACGCAAGATAAGCGTGCTCAACGAAAAGCAGAGGCAGAAGAGTTTGTAAGAGAGCGCCGTAAATTTCAAATTACTACATTTGAACACAACTTTGACACAGGTATGCGTTTTTATATGGAAAACAAAGAAAAAATGTCTGAAGAAGAGCAGGCATTAATCGAGGCCGAAATTGAAAAAAATCGGGTTTTGATAGAGGAGTTTAAAGAAAAATGGAACGTATGAACTTAGACCTCAGAGACAAAAACGCTCCGCTTGAGATTTGCGTGTGCGGGTCAACCCTGTGGAACGTAAAAGCCCAGTTTGAAGAGGGTGAGATATCCCTATATATGCTGGACATGGAGTGTTATCTTTGTGGCTCTTTAGCCACCGCCCCAACCCCTATCGACTATAGGACTGTTTAGCATTACACCTTGGGTAATTGCCTTCATAATTTAGGCAAGGAGAAATCCACTATACGTAACCCCGAGGTGCATAAAATGACTACAGATCCAAAAGAAGAACAAGTTCTGCGTGTAGGCGCAGGTTCTAATCCCCAATCAGTTGCTTCAGCCATCGCTCACAGTGTTTATGAAACACGTGGGTGCAAAATCCGTGCTGTAGGCGCTGGTGCAGTAAACCAAGCAGTTAAGGCAATTGCTATCGCTAGAGGCTATACAGCCCCAAGAGGTATCGATCTTGTCTGCGTACCAGGGTTTGCAAGCATTGAAAGTCACGATGGACAGATTTCTGCCATCGTATTTGAAGTAAAAACCAGCTAATACTGGTACATTTAATTTTCCAACCTTTGGCCGAAGGATACAAATATGAAAGATTCAACTAAGAACCCATCACCAATTGCTCCATCTTCATTAGAAGCAGGCTCTGCGCCTATTGCAAAGACCTCAGCACCTAAGAGTGGAACACTTGTAAAGAAGTCTGGTAACGCTAAAGGCGGAACCGATTGGACTAAGCAAGCCGCACCAGCACGCACAAAAGTAACAGCAACAAGCGGTGCTAAGTACGGCATTACTGCAAAAATTCCTGCATATAAACCATCAGAAGCTGGGGCAACTCAGGGTAACGGTCGTTTGTTTCAGGCAGCTGTCAACCGCACTGCTCCTAATTTCAAGGACGGCGTAAGCAGCCAATCCTAGTTAGTTACTAGGCGTCTGCCCCCCAACGTAATGGGGGGCTTTCTACTTTGTGTGAATTACAACAGTGTGATTGAATAGGGCCGTGGAAAAACTGCCTTCAAACGCACGAGGATATTGTTCTGTTGCCAATTGGTTAGCAGACAAAAACGAAGTCTTTAGTAAAGAGTTTGAGGAGTTATTGGCAAATGACTCAGCGTCCACAGCTAGCCTGCATAGATTTTTATATGCAAACAACGATAACTTCCCAAAACTAACTGCATTCAAATCTCACAGAAATAAATGGTGCTCATGTGGCTCTAAAAGATGAATATAGCGAATTTATAAAAGCAGGAAATGAAGGATCAGACAGCGTAACAAAAGACATACCAGATGCGTGGAGACCACGTTCTGAAATTGGTACAGATGGCGGTTTTGTAGTTTCAACACCAAGACCAGACGGCAATACTCCCGGTGCCGAAGAAATTTTACGGGAAGCAAATTTAGATCCAGCAGAATGGGCCGTTATTTCCCACAGGCGCTCACGCTGGCAAAAGTATGATGGCGATTGGTTAGAATCATTTAGAGTCAACGTAGTTCCAGTTCATCCGCATGGGCAAGCAGATTACGATCAAGAGCAACTATTAGAACAAGTTATTAACTGGAAACCAGAAAAGGTTGAGCATTACAAAGGTGAGCTAACAGCAGTTTACAGCGTTGGTGACACCCAATACGGTAAAGATGACACGCCAGCCATTATTGAAAGAATGCTTAAGTCATTAGATGAATCAGTAGAACGCCATAAGTATTTAGCTGGCAAGTACGGCATTAATCAGATTGCACTTCCACAACTTGGCGATTGTATTGAAGGTATGACAAGCCAAAAAGGTAAAGTAATGGGACGTCATGACATAGGTGTTTCAGAACAAGTGCGTGTAGGTCGCAGAGTTCTTATGGCTCAAATTAAGGCAATGGCGCCATTTGCAGAAAAAATTATTGTCCCAGTAGTGCCGGGTAACCATGACGAAGTTCAACGCTTCCTCGTAGGGCGACCAGAAGATTCATGGCAAATTGAAGTTGTTGCATCGGTTGCAGACATTTGCGCTGAAAATGATTTCCTTAAAGATCGTGTGGAATTTAGATTCCCAGCCGCTGATGACAGCACTTTAACTGTTAATTTAAGCGGAACAATGTACGGAATGGCTCACGGGCACCAAGCAAGAGACATGGTTAAGTGGTGGGCGGGTCAGGTTATGGGCCGTTGTTCAGTTGCAAACGCTGACATCCTTAACGTTGGTCACTACCACCACTATCGTGCACAGAGTGTTGGACCACGTTTATTTGTTCAAAACCCAGCAATGGACGGTGGCTCGGCTTGGTTTAGAGATAAATCAGGACTTGAATCCGCCCCCGGAATCATTTCAATGGTTGTTGGAGAAGGTTTTGATCCTCGCAAGGAGTTAACCGTACTTGCTGGGGTTCGCTAACTTACAATTAGAACATGCCTAATCTTCATCAGAACGTTCAGAATCTGGGCGCTGGTGGCATGTACGGAACTAACACCACGTATGGTGGAGGTGGCGTACCTGTTGCTCGCTCAGAGCTCGACACTTCACGTATGGGCGTTGGGCGTCAACCGTCCGCAGAATATCCAGATGGATATCTAGGAACAATCCGTTCACGTCGTGATGATCGTGGGCGCTCTAGTTCAACATCAGATACCGTTCTTGACAGCATGAAGAATCGTGTTGGTCAACGTTCTTATCAACGCGGTGTTCACCGTGGCGAACGTATTGACCCAAGCGATTATTATTACCCAGAAGGTTTTGAACCTGACCGTGGTATTAAACGACAGATGCGTGGAGTACAAGTCGGCAATACTATTCAAACAAAAAAGAATTCAGACCAAGTAACGATGGTTCCAGCACCTCATCTTCCTAACGATGGAAAAGCTGGCCCAACGGTTAAAAGCGATTCACCAGGAACCATCAACAAACGACGTGCAGATCAATGGTCACGTATGAAACCGGCTTGGAGATAAAGTGACTGGAAGAATTGGAGACGGCGTATACAGCCGTAAGCCTTGGGGAGATCAACCGCCTCCAGCCGATTACATTGGCCCTTTTGGCAGTAACCGAGAGCGCCTAATTATGCAGGCTGCCGCTTCTATAACCATGCCCGCTGAAGAACTTCAGCTATATGTTCGCCCAAATCTTCCACAAATTGAGATGTTTCCAGATAAGTATGGTTACACCAAGGAAGAATACGCAATTGAGGATATTATTGAGCTAAGCAGTAGAACCGCTACCAGAAAAGATTTTTCTGGAGAAGCGACTACTACAGAGTCCACCAGTCGAAACACGTTAGGTCAGGTGTAATATGGCTAAAGATCCAGGTCTGTTAACCGACTCAACCGGTGAAGGAATGGTTGGGGCTTACGACGTAAGTCTAGAGACTCAACAGGATTTAAAGAAAACTTATTACAATGGTAGTAAGCCTTGTATTGAATGTGGGCTTGCTATGAATCCAGTAGAAGTACTACATTCAAACGGTTCGTGCCCAAATTGCACTCGCCGTAAAAAGGCAAAACTAGTGAAAGGACGGATGGCATGACCGTTCGTAAAGCACGTTCAGAGAACGCATCCCTTATTGAGGGAGCAACAGACGGTAAGTACCGCAAGCGCCGTCCAAACACCGAAGTAGCAGCAGGTATGGGCGATCAAACTGTCGTACAAAACCGCGCTGGACTTCACCCATATATGAATTATGGTTTCATTAACTCAGAAGAGTCAAACAAAGTTAACCCACTGGGCTAAGTATGATTCCAAAAAAGGGTCAGTTTTTAGGAGCAGGTAAACTTGGTGGAGGCGGGCCTATCGCTGAACCTATGAGTGGTGTTAAAGTCATTTCTAAAGATTCAAAACCAAAGCCTGAATTAAAAATTAATATTAAGTCAGATTATTCTAAGGATGGTTGGTAAATGGAACCTAGCACATCGCAGTTTCCTAAAAGCTTAAGCGGGTTCAAGGCTCGTTACAATGAGCTTCCTTCAACAACTCAAGCTTTTTCAGATGCTGCTTTGGCGGGCCATAAGAAAACTAAAGTTTCACCAAGCGTTACTGTAATTGAGCCACGTGGTGGCGTAATTTCTGCCATGCCACAAGAAGCGTACAACCAAGCCAGCACCGATTTGGTAAATATGCGTAAGTCAGGCGAAGCTGCCAAATATGATGCTGACATCCGTAAGTTTAAAGATGACACCAGTTGGAGCACGCTAAAACCTAAGAAAAAAACTATTAAAATTGACAGCGGAAAGGCTAAATAATGTCAGATCAAAGAGATTCAGCAGACGTAACGGCTGATAAAGATATTGCAACTCGTGCCAAGTACGCAGATCGTGACCGTGGCATTCAAAATGAGATTGATTCAACCCACGCTTTGCCAGGCGGACGTAATAACCCAGTTCATACAACAGTTCCTGGTATGGACGCAGAAGACGGTCAGCATAGAGCAATGGCTCAGCACTCAGCAGACTTTATCTCAGCTCAAGTAAGCGGTAACCGAGCAAAGATGGAAACAGCCCGTACAGGATTCCATGCAGTTCGTGCCGCATCACGTGGTGTTCCTAAAGGGCTTGAAGCCCCTTGCGAAGGTTCAGGCTGTGTACAAATGGCCGCCCCTACAAAGACCAGTTGTGGTCGTGGAGACTGCGGTAAATCCCTAGACAAGAATGTGAGCCGCCCTCGCGGGTAGTGTAGTATTCGGGTCATGGTAATTGACCTATCGACCCTAGCAAATAAAAAGGATGAACATCGCATCCTTGTTTTGGCATGTAAAGATTGCCTAACAATGGAAGAAGTCCCCGTTGACGAGCGTTATCCAATTAAAAATCAACAAGATAATCCTTATCTTGCACTCGCTTTAGATAAACATCAGCGCCCTCAACCACACTTAGGTGTGCTATTTGACGTGGACTTTGCGGTATGGAACAGCGACACAGGCCGTAAGCAAATCCACTCACAAGTATTAGACGGGCTTGGTGGAGGCGGTCTTGGTCAAGAGATTTACGCCGCTAAAGACAATTACTCAGCAGACGCTATGAAGTGTTTCCAAGTTCATTTGCGCCCAGAAGGTCAATGCCCTGATTACAAGTCAGGATCAAAAGTAATTAAAGTTGACGTTATGAAACGTGAACGCCGCGATGCTGGCTTGTCTGACGAAAAACTGCCATCGTTTTATCTTTGTGATTTTTGTCCAGTTAAAAGCTTTAACATGATGAAGAGCAACAAGGAAAGAGGACTGTACAAATGACAGACGAAAACATTGAAGACGCACAAATTGTAAACGAACAGGTAGAACAACAACCAGATGCAGAAACTGCTTTTATTATGATTAAGCAGTTTAATGGGTCATGGCGTGCTAGCACAGATTTAGCTTCCGTTTTGATGGTAGAACGTACTTCAACAAGAGCCGATATAAAAGGCGGAACACGCGATATTTACAACTTTTTAGCAGATGATGACCTTTCAAACATGGTTGCTTCTAAAATACTTGCCTCAACCGCAACGGATACCGAGCGGGCGACACAAGGTGTGCGGCAGGCTTTATCCGACAGAGACATTCTGTAACTACAGAGGGGACGTGAATGACAACTCTTGTTGCCGTTCAAGGAGATGGTTGGTCTGTAATAGGATGTGATAGTCGTGCATCTGATGAAGACGGTCGTTTCATGGAACTTGCTACCCCAAAAATTATTAATAACAGCGGAGTTCTTATTGCCGTTTCTGGCGCTTCACGAGGCGGAAACATTACACAGTTTGGTTGGAAACCTCCAAAGCCTCGTGCTACCGAAGACTTAGACGCTTTTATGACAAAAAAGTTTATACCTTCAATGCGTGAAGCGTTCATAAAAGCCGGTTACGATGGTAAAGATGACGGAGATGCCGCTTGGCATGATTCCAACTTACTTGTTTCTATTCGTGGCGTCATATACCCAATCTTTAATGATTACTCATGGGATCGAGAAGAACGAAACGTTTATTACGCAGGTAGCGGCGGTGACGTAGCTTTAGGCGCTTTAGAGGCTTTGGATTACAAGAAATGTAAAACCCCAGAGGCTGTTGAGAAGTTAGTCCGCAAGGCTGTAGAAATTGCCTGCAAGCACGATATCTATTCTGGCGGGAAGATACACACCCATATTCAGTACGAATAGCCTAGAATAAGCGTATGGACTTTTACGAGGCATTGGCTGCAAAAGCAGTACCCGTAAATATTGAGCCGTCTTCAACATCATATTTTAGTAAACCTCAAGTTGGTCTTGACCCACGACTGTTTGTAAATGGAAAACTTATTTCTTCCGTACGTAATGGCGTGCTTACTGTTTTGTACAATTATTTATCAAATCTGTACCAAACCCCACAAGATTGGACATCAGCATGGTTGGCTGGCTCTGGGGTTTCTCACCAATGGGCTGCTAAAAGATACCCCGGTGATTTAGATTGTTTAGTAGGCATTGACTACCTTGCATTCCGTCAAGCAAATACAAAATACAGTGGGCTTAACAACCAAGAGATTGCAAACATGCTCAATGAGGGCTTTAAAGCAAACTTATGGCCATTGACAGAAAACTTTTTAGAGGCTTTTGAATTAACATTTTATGTAAACGTTCAGTCAGACATTAAAAAGATTAAACCATATGCAGCCTATTCATTAATTAATGATGATTGGGTTGTTGAACCAACTATTGAAGAAGCGCCTACAAACCCACAATGGACAATAAATGCTGAAAAGGATAAAGGCGCTGCTTCTGAAATTATTGCTCGTTATGCTACGGCATTAAACGCAATCAACTCATCCACTAATTCCGCCATGAGAGTTAACGCAGAGCGTGCTTTAAAGTTGGCCGTGGACCAAGCGGCAGCATTGTTTGAAGATATCCATCAAGGTCGTAAATACGCATTTAGTGAATCTGGATCAGGGTATTTGGACTATAACAACTATCGTTGGCAAGCTGGTAAAGAGGCTGGTATTGTTCAAGCCTTAGCAAAACTAAAAGAAATTGCGGATATGTCTGCAAGAGATTTCGGCGCTGCTACCTATGGTATAGAGTTACCTAACGTATCAACCCTCATCCGCAGGGCTGCTACGCACAACAACTAATCAGCCAGAATACGGAGCATTACTCGTGGCAGTTTTAATTTACATCGACGGAGTATTGTCGAACGATAAAGGCGTAGCAATTACTCAAGGGCTGGGGCTGACTAGAACCCTTCAGCAAACACTTGCCGTTATTCTTTTAGCTAAAGACAAAGAAAAAGCAGACCACTGGCTTAAACAGAACAACATGGGAAAAATCGACAACCTTGTTGGAATTGTTCCCGGTGGGGATAACGACCCATTTAGACAAGCGGAATGGTGCCGTTCTCAAGGCCCAATTGATTACGTAATTACTTCTGATCCCGCACTTTCCGCTAAATTATTAGAACACGGATTCAGAGTCCTTTTATTCCTTGATCCAATTTATATTGATCATAAGTTTCGCCCAGATAGCCTTGAGGGTAGGAAGAGCTGGAAAGACATAACCGCCGAGCTTAATAAGCAGGCTGATATGTACTTGGAAGACCCACGTAAGTGAAGATTATTTACCTTGGGGCAGAGGTCCCTAGCAACCGCATTCTTTTAGGCTCCGCTGGAGCCCGCTCAGTAGGTGTTAGTTACTGGCGCCTAATGAAACGCGGGTTGCCAAAAACTAAAATTTATTTATTAGAAAGTTATTTTCCAGAGGACATGGAGATTCTGGTTCACCCCGGTATTCCTAGGACTCAAGAGATTAGCCGTACCGAACTAGAAGAGTTTGCTGCTGACTATGAGGAATTCATTGTTAACAACGTTGACCGACTCACTCAATTTACAGAGATTAACCACTTTCAGGTAAGCCCTGACTTTGTTAGGGATCAGCGGGAAACCGTATGGGCAGAGATGCCACCAGCCAAGTTCTTGCCTGTATGGAACCCCCAAACAGGCCAGAAAGGCCTTGAGGAACTGACCGCCAAGTACTTAGACGTAGCCTTGCCCGGTGAGTCGCTAGAGGACCACACATGGCTTTCAGGAGCCACACAGAGGCTTGTACGGACAGAAGGAAGCCGTTTCCACGCTCTAGGCACGGCTCGACCAGATAACCTACGTCAGGTGCCCGTAGAGAGCGCTGCCACACTTTCGTGGCTATCGCCCATGACCCGTGGTGAAACTATTATTTGGGACGGTACCAGATTGGTACGATACCCAAAGAGCATGAAAGAACAGGCTCGTCCACGCCACAAGGCTGTGTACGAAAAGGCAGGGGTTGAGTTCGACAAGATTGTCGGAGATGATTCTGAAGAGCTTTGTAAATTAGCAGTCTGGTCATTTGATCAGTTAGAGATGAGGTTAACCAAAGTGGGCAACATATCCGATATGTTCGAGGATCCAGCAGGTGATGATTATGCGGAAAACGTCCCAGTAGTATCGGATAGGTCGGGGGTTGAGATGCGGAAAATTCAACCACGCAATCCTGACGAAATGGGCAATTTACCCGTCTTTGGATTTGAAATAAAGACCATTGTTGAACGTGATGAATCAGGCAATGACGTATTAAAAGATGTTCCAGTAATTCAGTCACATGACACAAGTTTAAGACAGTGCGATACATGCTTTATTGCCTCAAACTGTCCTGCTTTTAAACCTCAAAACACTTGTGCGTTCAAGCTTCCAATTGAAGTAAAGACTAAAGACCAACTTAAGAGTTTAATTAACGCAATCATTGAAATGCAGGGCCAAAGAGTGGCTTTTATGCGATTTGCGGAAGAAATGAATGGCGGATACGCTGACCCAAATGTTAGCCAAGAGATTGATCGGTTGTTTAAACTCATTAAGACAACCAAGGAATTGGATGACTCAAGAGAGTTCATCAGGATGACTGTAGAGCGCCAAGGAAACGCTGGAGTTTTGTCTCAAATCTTTGGTGAGAAAGCTCAAATCCTTAAGGAAATACCTAACGGTGGGATCAGCGAAAGTGACACAACTAAGATAATTCAGCAGGCGATAGAAGAATAAACATATCGGATATGTTCGTGTTTTAAACCATGAATCTATACCACCGCTAGATAAGCATAAAAGTTGCCCCAGCACTTCATGAAGTGTAGGGTCCGCTTCAGTAAAATTACTGTTCCATCAGACGAGAAGAGGATAAAGAATGAATTTGAGTTTCCGCCTAGCAGACGAATTTGTAGCTGGATACAAGGGCAAGAAGGTCCCTTGGGGTTATAAAGATGCAGCAGGAAACTCGGTAGGAGAAATTACTTTCCTTAGAACTTATTCTCGCCTTAAAGAAGATGGAACCAAGGAGACTTGGGTAGATGTATGTGAGCGAGTCATCAATGGCATGTACTCATTGCAAAAAGACCACTGCAAAACCAATCGACTACCGTGGAATGACTCACGAGCTCAGGCATCAGCAAAGGAAGCCTTTGACCGTTTATTCCACTTGAAGTGGTCACCACCGGGACGTGGACTATGGGTAATGGGCACTCAAATTGTTAATGAACAAAAGAACTCGGCAGCCCTACAAAATTGTGCGTTCGTTAGCACAACTTCAATGACAAAAAACGATCCAGCAAAACCATTCGCATTCCTTATGGAAGCCTCAATGCTTGGAGTAGGCGTTGGCTTTGACGATAAGGGTGCAGACAAGGAATTCACAATTTATGAACCAAGAGAACCAGAAGTCATCACAGTCATCCCAGACACCAGAGAAGGATGGGTTGATTCCGTCGCAGTTGTCATCAATTCTTACCTCCGACCAGATCAGAAGATTGCAGGCTTCGATTACAGCGAAATTCGCCCAGCAGGCACACCAATCAAAACTTTCGGAGGAACAGCAGCAGGACACGAACCGCTCTTAAAGCTTCACAACCATATCCATAAATTGTTTAAGGGTCGTGCAGGTCAGACATTAACTCGTCGTGACATCGCAGATGTTGGAAACATGATTGGCGTATGCGTTGTATCAGGAAACGTTCGTCGTTCAGCCGAATTACTTATTGGACGTTTGGATGACCCAGATTTCTTGAACCTAAAGAACGCTAAAGTATTTCCAGAGCGCAACTCATACGATCCTGCCAGCCCTGGTTGGGCATGGATGTCAAACAACTCAATTGAAGCAACAGTAGGTGCTGACCTATCGAGCATCGTTGACGGTATTGCTAGCAATGGTGAGCCCGGTGTTGTATGGATGGACATGAGCCGTAAGTATGGGCGCTTGGTTGATCCTGCTAACGATAAAGACTGGCGTGTAGCTGGGTATAACCCATGTGCAGAGCAATCACTAGAGTCATTCGAGATGTGTACATTGGTAGAAACATACCTAAACCGTCACGACAACTTAGAGGACTACAAGCGAACACTTAAGTTTGCTTACCTATACGCAAAGACCGTAACACTGCTCCCAACTCACTGGGAAGAGACTAACGCCATTATGCAACGTAACCGTCGCATTGGTACATCAATGTCAGGCGTTGCTAACTTTGCAGACATCAACGGCCTACCAGTCCTACGTAATTGGATGGACGAAGGCTACGCAGTCATTAAGAAGTACGACACTACTTACTCAGAGTGGCTTGGTATTCGTGAGTCAATTAAAACCACAACAGTAAAGCCATCAGGAACAGTTTCAATTCTAGCTGGTGAGAGCCCTGGAGTTCATTGGACACCGGGCGGGGAATACTTTGATCGCGCTATCCGCTTTAGTAATGATGACCCGATGTTACCCTTATTTAGAATGGCTAACTATCGAGTGGAGAAAGCAAGTGAGTCGCCAAAGACTACGTCGGTTGTATTTTTCCCTATTAAATCCGTTGCTAAACGATCTGAAAAAGATGTATCAATCTATGAGAAAGTATCGTTAGCCGCTACAGCTCAACGACATTGGTCAGACAACTCAGTATCTGTGACCGTATCATTTAACGCAGAGACTGAAAGGGATGATGTAGGAACAGTCCTACACATGTTTGACGGACAACTCAAAACCGTTTCCTTCCTACCTATGGGGAACGAGACTTATCCGCAGATGCCTTACACTCAAATTACAGAGAAAAAGTATGAAGACGCAACTTTGAAACTGATGCCAATTGACTTTAGTGGAGTGTATGCAGGTATGGCAGCAGATGCTATTGGTGAAATGTATTGCACAACCGATGCTTGTGAAGTAAAACTGATTAAAGATAATCAACAGTAATTAGACATAGAAATACCCCCAGCCTTAGCAACTCACAATTTGCTTTAAAGGCTGGGGGTAATTTTATTTATAGACCTGCGTCGACCTTGTAAGTTAATTCGCCATCAAGAGTAAGAGGCTTGCCAGTGTCTAGGTTCCCACTTGTTACAACCATCTTGATTGATTTGCGTGGTGTGTTATCCAATACAACTGACTTAAGATAACGTTTAGCAGCCGATGGGTTAGCCCAAGCTGTGCATGTGTTTAGATCATAAATCTGATGACCTTCAGTTTGAATTGTGATTTCCAACAACCAAGCCCCGCCCTTATCAAAGATGGTGTTCTTTGCTAGGTGAGCCTTGAGCGTTTGTGTAATTTTTTTAGCCATTTACTTCCTCCAATTGGTTTGCGAGAACATGGTACACCCCAAAGTCCATAGCCTCAACTTGCGCTATTAACTTGTGGTGTCCTTCGTACGCTTGTTCAATCGTACCGTAACGTTGAGACTTTACGATTTCACTATCTTCATTCCATACATAAGAGACAAAGACACGAGGCCTAAAGTTAGGCTTCCACTTTGTAAGACTGAATTGATTCTTAACCATCCAATCATATTCAGGCATATCAACACCAGTCCATTTAGTGTAGATACGTAATCCATTAACAGTAGTTTCCTTTTTGAAAGCATACTTGCTACTAGATTCAATGCACCATTGCTTCATGGTTATAGCTTTTCCATTCCTGTCCCAAAACAGAAAATCATATGGGTTAGTCTTCATAATGCTCCTCCTCAAAGAAACATTTAAGTGTTCGTGGATCTCGTGGCGTTATCGTGTCACATTCAAAGCATTGTTCCCATGGAATCAGCCGGTATTTCTGATCCAGGTAGTGATCAACAGCAGGCATACCACCAGCGTTATGTAACTCAATAATCTTATTCTTAAGATTTTCCATTAAGTCCATTGTCCACCTCCACCAATCTGTTGATAATCCATTGAACAACAGGCACTGCAACAGCATTACCCATTTGCTTATATCGTTGTGAATCAGACTGTGTGTCAGTCCAACCATCAGGGAACCCCTGTAAGCGCTCGCACTCTACTGGAGTAAGTCTACGAACAGTTGCATCTTCATACGCCAACGTGTCTTTAGCACGTCGAGCATTAAGACTTGGCGAAACATCTTCTTTAGGGAAGTCATACAACTCAAAGTTTCCTACTTGTGCCACATCACTATCCGTTCTTGCCACCATTGGCATATTGTTTCCACCTGTGCCCATGCGGGCTTGTAACGTATTGATAACCGCGCCTTGCATTCTTAGATCATCCACACGATTACCATAGAAGATAAGAACTGTAGCTCTTGTGTCTCCATTGTTATCAAAAGCGTTGAGTGTTGGAGTTACATCTCCATCTACCCATGTCTCGAAATCATCCACGTTCTGCGCTCTCCTACTCTTGATGTACCACAAGGTGACCACTATCCACATCTTGGTTGACTACTGTTGCATGATGGTAAATCTCAGCAGGAATAGCGTTTGCTACTTTGCGCCCATGCCCCGCTCTAGTGCTGAGTGGAGTAGCGCTGGCAATGACTTTCCTCTTTTTGTCGCTCGTCTCAAGATGCCCTCGCATGCCTTCGATGAGAGCAAGTACTTCTGAAGGTGCACTCCCGTCGTTTCCAAGACATCCAACAATGAAGACTCTACGGCGTCTTTGGGCGACTCCAAAGTGCTGAGCGTCAAGAATCCTGTATGCGACCCCATACCCGCGCTCAACCAACGCCCCGATAACGGTTCCCATGTCTCTTCCGTCGTTAGATGACAATAAACCGGGGACGTTTTCGAGGATGAACCACTTCGCTTTGGTTTCGTCGAGGATGCGACAGATTTCCCAAAAGAGTCCTGACCGAGATCCAGCGAGTCCTGCCCGCTTACCTGCAACGCTGAGGTCTTGGCAAGGGAAGCCTCCGACAATAATTCCTTCACTACCGTTGAATCCGAGTTCTCTAAGTTGATCACCTGTTACATCCTTTACATCGTTGATAAGTGTTGAGTTTGGAAATTGTTTTGCTAATACTGCACGTGCATGCTTATCGATTTCACATGATGCAACGACTGATACACCAGCACGTTCCAACGCTAAATCAAATCCACCTACACCAGCGAATAAAGATACGGCTTTCATTCATCCACATCCTTAAGATATTCAAGAGTTCTCTCAGCTTCCATGATGTATACAAGAATGCTGTTTATATCCTCTTGTGTTAACGGTTTCTTTATTTCAGTCAGGGCACAACGTGCTGCCACGAGGTTGGCGCCCACTAATCCTTTAACGGTTAGCGTTGCATCCTCGAATGTGCCTGTTTTAAGCATATGGATCATGATTGCATCTTTAGTTGAAATCATTCGTCCTCTCCCACTTTGATGATATGAAGTCGCCCTTCTTCCTGCAACGATTGCAGTATCTGTTCTTTTGTATCTTTGTCCGAAAATTTTGAATACACCTTCGGCTTTGATTCAATAGGTATTACAGTTTCAAAGTCCATTAAAACTTCCCCTCATCGGCCAGTTCTGACCAGTGGTTGATAACATCGTGAATCATCCATAGACATTCTTCATCTGTGGCATCTTCGCCCTTAAGATTTATGATCGAGTGGACAATATCTAGAGTGCGCCCGTGAAGAGCGCCCTCCTCGATTTTGCCGTTGACTAGGTCATCGACCTCAGCCCCAATTTCTGCACGGATACTCATGCGCCCACCCTCCCCTTATCCCTTCGGGATAGGGTAAAGAGAGAGCCTTGTCAATAGCTTTTGTAGTGATCCTGGCCACAGCAGAGAGAGTTGAGTCGTACCGACTCAGCTTTGTTGACCCATTCTGGCTCATTCCACCGGGAATTTGCGATCTCGAGAGAGATAAGAGAGAATGAGCTGAAGAGAGAGAGAGAAGGAGAGAGAGAGAGAGAGAGAAGAGAGAGAGCCATAT